ACCATTAGTATCTACTCCGATGGGATTAAAGTATCCTCACGATATACAAGCTTCAGTTATACACACTTTAACAGGTGGTAAACAAATTAGTAGACCTCAATGGGTTCTATTGGGTGAGGTAAGTCTAATGTTTTTCGTTGGATTGTTACTTCTCCTATCGGTATATCATCTACCGATATGGTTATCAGCTTTAGTTTTCGGTGGGAGTGTATCCGGCGTTGTCTTCGCTGGGTTTGAAGTCTTCGCTTCCGGAGTCTTGATCGATTTTTCATTCGCCCTTATGTTGTTAACACTTCTATTTAGTCATTCGAGCTTTAACAACTTCTATATTCAGTTCAAATTAAAACAACAAATTAAAGGTCAGTTCGGTAACTACATATCACCTGAGTATGTAGAAATGATTGTTAAAGATCCAAGTCTAATGAAACTTGGTGGTGAGAGAAAAGAAATGAGTTTCATGTTCGCTGACATTGTTGGATTTACACCCATAAGTGAACGCTATATGAAAGATGATGATCCTGAAGGATTAGTAGAATTGATTAATGAATTTCTAGATAAAATGACGAAGATTGTATTGAAGAATGGTGGTACTATTGATAAGTACATGGGTGATTGTATCATGGCTTTCTGGAACGCTCCGATCTTTTGTCCTAATCACGCTGAGATGGCTGTTAAAACATCAATCGAAATAGAACTTCTAGGTGATGAGTTAGAAGACAAGATGAAAGACATGGGATTACCTAGAGTTAAGTTTGGTACAGGTGTCAACACGGGTATTTGTATAGTAGGTAATATGGGTTCTGAAAGTAGAATGGACTATAGTGTTGTTGGAGACGCTGTTAATCTTGGTGCTAGATTAGAAGCACAAACAAGACAAGAAGATACACCTATAATCGTGTCTGAATATTCGTATCTACAATGTAGTGATATACCTATGAGTATCTTGGGTGAAGTCAAAGTCAAAGGTAAAGAAGAACCTGTTAAAATGTACGCTCCAATAATAAATGGTGAAGTTCGTAAACTTTACAAAGATTAAATTTCGTTTGGTATAAATTTATGAATTACTTTCTGTAATCTTCCTGATTTCATTATCTTATGAAATCTTTTTAATTTTTTTCTTAAATATGTCATATAAGTATATATAATAAATTTGACACCGCATGTACACTTTTTGTATAATATATGTAATGAAGTTGAGAAATAAAAAATTAAGACTTGTAACCGCGGGTACACTTTTAGTATAATATGTACATAATGAAAAATAAAGAGGTAAAATATGTTAAGTAAAACTTTAATCAAGGAACTCTCAAAATTGGGTTCTGTTTCTGAGTTAAATGAGGTAATCTCATTCTCAAGGTCTGTAGTCGAGGGTAAAACCAAAGCTACTCTTTCAGTAGGTCAAAAAGTCTATGTGGTTCAAAAGACTAAAAAAACTCTTGGTACAATTACTAAAATTGCAATCAAGAAAGCAGTGGTTGAACTTCCACAAGGTTCTTACAGAGTTCCACTTTCAATGTTGGAGGTGGCATAGTGTCTTGTCACCACAATGAAGCTATTAAAGAGAACATCCTAATGGGTGTTCTCGATATGGAAGAATCAGATATAATAGAAGAACTAGATCCACAATTTGTTGAATCACAAGGTCTAGATTGTTTTGATCTATTAGTTGACGCTTTAGTCGAAAAAAGATATGACGAGGATCCAAGACAACAATGATTAAAACCATACAAGAATTCCATGATGAATATAAAGATATTTACATCTTTCTACAAGATAATGAAGAAAGAGAAGGTAATGGATTTCTCGAAGATGTATGGAACTCTCTTAAAAAGAAAAGAACAATATCAATCAATCAGATTAATGGTGTTAGAAACTCTATGTTATATGCTCAAAAGAAAATAGAAAGAGAAAATCTAAAAGAGTTTCATAAAGATGATGAACCTTCAGGTTCTTTTGTTGGTAAAGAAAAACAAAGATATGATATGACTTTAAAATATGTCTCTTGTAAACGTACCAGTAGAGGTTTTTACATTCATAATTTTATAGATAGAGAAGGTAATTCTTTAATGACTTTCGCGAGTAGTAGAACTACAGAATTTTCACCAGAATTGATTTTAGGTGAAGGTGATTGTTTTACTTGTAGAGCGACAGTCAACAGACATTCAATTAATGATTTTGATCCGACAAACAAAATCAAACAAACAGTCTTAAATAGAATAAAGTATAATAAATACTTAGGTAATTTAGTACCTCGATCATTAAGAAAACAAGCAGACGAATTTTTAAATGAAAAATAACTTACAGAAAAAGTCTTTAGTCAAAAGAATATTTTTCTTAAGACAAGCACAAGAAAGAGCTCAGAATCCTGAGTGGAAAGCTATGTGGGAGTCTAAGAAAGAAGAACTTATGTCTAAATACATGAAAGAAAAATAATGAATTTATATTTATAGTCAGATACTTTAACTGTTATAAATATAATTAGAGAAACCAAGATTGGGTGTAGGTGGTCGAAACCTTCGAAGACTTGGTAACTCGCTTAGTGGAATCGCCGAGTATTCGGGATTCTTTATTAACCTTGCTTAACAAAGGAGGTCACAATGACTATTAATGAGCAAATCTGGAGAGATTTATCTCCATTCACAGTTGGCTTTGATAATGTATTCAATTCATTAGACAGAGTTCGACAGATACCACAAACCAATTATCCACCTTACAATATTCGTAAAGGTAAAGTAGAAGATACTTTTCTTATCGAGTTAGCCGTAGCTGGATTTAGTGAAGATGATTTAACAATATCTGTTAAAGAAAACAATCTCACTATTGAAGGAGACATTGGTGATAAGGATAACGGATTTTTACATCATGGAATCTCACAACGAAAATTCAGTAGGAACTTTGTTCTAGCCGAAGATGTAGTTGTTAAAGGTTCTGATCTTTCAAATGGTATTCTTACTATATATGCTGAAAGAATAATTCCAGAAGAAAAGAAATCTAGAACTATTGAGATTGGTAGTCTTAGTAAAACAGATAAAAAGGTATTTTTGTCTGAATAACAACAAAAAAGAATGGGGTGTCAAAAAACTTGACACCTCAGCTTTTGCGTGTATAATAGATAGTATGTTCAAAAAATTAAAAGATTTATGGAAAAAAATATTAAATAAGTCAGATAATATTGGACAAGAATATATTGACTATGAATACGAAGATAAATATATTCAACAACTCAATTCAGCAATGAATTATAATATTAACAATGAGAAGGAAAAAGAAAATGGGAATTTGGAATAGAATAACAACCTTCTTAATTGGTGAACCGTCAGGTGAAAGAGCCAGAGACAGTAAAGGTCGTTATGTGAAAGATGATCCTTCAACTCCTGCTAATGAAGCTTATGAAGATGGAAGAACACCAGCTAAGAAAAGTGTTAAAAAAACATCAGCTAAACGAGGTCGTGGAAGACCTAAGGGCTCTAAAAATAAAACTAAGTAATGGCTTTATTATTTCGTAAAAATAGAGAATCTAAGGGATCTAAATCTAGTTCTATTGGTAATGGTGGTCGAGGAAGACGAGTCAAAATCAGTATGTCAACTATGAATAAACAGAAAAAAAGATCCCTTAAGAAGTATCGTGGTCAAGGCAGATAAAGATATAAATACTTATAATTGTAGTTTATGTAATGAAGTCATTAATGATGTTAAATATCATACAAGTGATGGAGAACATATTTTTTGTGATGCTAAATGTTCTAATGATTGGCATTCAGGAAAAAATGAAGATTATGTAAACACACATTATCCGTTATTTGATGAAGGACTCTATACAGAAGTTGTTCATCAAGACGGAGAAAGAGCTATTAGAATCTTGAAAGGTAATTATAAAGATGTAATCTATCAGTATGGGAAAATTAATTTCATACCTAGAGAAACATCGGAAACACCGACTATTGATTTTGAAAGAGCTGTCCGTTCATGTCCAGAAGATTTGAAAGAATCTATATCAGATGATGAACAATTTAATCAACTTATGGGAAATATTCTCATAGAATTACTAGCCAATCAAGGGTTAGAGGAACTGAAAAATGGAATATAGTAAAGAGTTTAGACAAAGACTTAAAGCTGAAATAACTGCCGATGAAGGTCAAGTATTAGAAGTATACAAAGATCATCTTGGATATCCTACAATAGGTGTAGGTCATTTAGTACTAGAGAGTGATGAAGAATATGGTATGGGTGTAGGAACTCCTATCACACAAACTAGATGTGATGAACTGTTATTTCAAGATTTGAACATTGTCTTAAAAGAATGTGAAAGTAGATTTCACGAAAATTGGAAAGATTGGCCAGAAGAAGTTAGATTAATTATAGCTAATATGGCTTTCAATCTAGGTTTGACTAGACTAGTCAAGTTTCAAAAAATGTTTAAAGCCTTAAATGAAGGTGATTACAAACAAGCGTCCATTGAAGGATTAGATTCTAAGTGGGCTAAACAAGTCTATAATCGAGCGAAACGATTGATGAATCGTTTAAGAGACATAGACACAACTGATAAATAAATCAAGGATATATTATGCAAATCGATAAACAATTAAGAGAAGCTCTTAAATTAAGATATCAAGGTGAAATAGCATCAGCGAAAGCTAACATTACAATCTATATGAATAATTCAGTAGGTATTGGAGAACACCCGGACATCATCGCAGCTATAGATGAACAACTAGAACTTCTATGTACAGCAGAAGAAAAACTGAACGCTGTGGAAGATCATTTTGTACCAGAGAGAGTTGTTTGACAAGAATTAACATTTTACCTGTAGAAGAACTAACCGATCAACATTTGATGGCTGAGTATCGAGAGATATTCATGATCGGTTCAGCTCTACAAAAATCACTATCATCGCCAAAGTGGGATAAAAAAAGAATCCCTAAAAAATTAACTTTGGGTACAGGTCATGTTATGTTCTTTTATGATAAAGGTAAATATCTTTTTAATAGATACGAACAGATTAAAAAAGAATTAACTAATCGAAACTTTAATTTAGACAAGACACGATCATTTAAAGTTTCACAATTTCCAACTGAATACTATAACGATTGGGAATCGACAGATAGAGATAGAGCTATCTTGAGAGAAAGAATCGAAGAAAGAATTCAACAAAAACCAAAATGGTATAGACATAATGGCAAGTCGCTGTTATAATAGATTATATGCACTACTACACAAACATTAAAAGATATAAAGATTACATACTCGCGAGAGGTGTTAGAAACGGTGAGAAGTATATCAAACGATTGAAATACGAACCGACTCTTTATATACCAACAAACAAACCTACAGCTCATAAGTCAATCGCTGGTGAGTTCTTACAATCAAAGAAATTTAAATCTCCGAGTGACGCGAGACATTGGAAAAAACAATACGACAATACAGGTATTGATATTCATGGTCTTGAACAATGGGAGTATACTTACATAGCAGAGACATATCCTTCAGATATTGATTTTGATATCAAAAATATTAATATACTGAACATTGATATTGAGTGTGAATGTGAGAATGGATTTCCTGAACCAACAGAAGCAGAAGAAAGAGTCAACGCGATTACTATGAAACTGTTTGGTCATAAAGAAACTCATGTAATCGGTATTGATAATTTCGAATATAAGAATGATGATCCGAATGTGATTTATCATAAGACTAGACATGAGAAAGAATTACTTCTAACTTTCATGAAGATATGGGACGAGTTAGAACCTGATATCATTACAGGTTGGAATGTAGAAACATTCGATATAGCTTATCTTGTTAATCGTATCTGGAAACTATTTGATTGGGATACAGTTCGTAAGTTATCACCTCATGAATTGATTACTTCTAGAGAGTGGTTGTATATGGGTCAAAAGAAAATGATCTCATACAACATAGCGGGTATCGCGATTCTCGATTATCTAGAAATGTACAAAAAGTTTACTTACATTACGAGAGAAACATATCGATTAGATCACATAGCAGAAGTAGAATTGGGTAAGAAGAAAATTGATTACTCAGAGTTCGGAGCGATGCATCTATTCTACAGAAACGATTATCAAAAGTTTCTAGACTACAACATTCGTGATACAGAACTTGTTGAACAACTAGACGATAAACTACAACTCATGGAATTAGTTATCACTATGGCATATCAAGCGAAGTGTAACTTTGAAGATGTATTCGGTTCAGTTCGATATTGGGATTTAATTATCTACAACTTCTTGAAGAAACGTGGTATGGTACCACCTCCGAAGAAGTTAGCTCAAGATTCAAGAATTGTCGGAGCGTATGTAAAAGAACCTCAAATCGGACAACATAAGTGGGTAATGTCATTTGATTTAAACAGTCTATATCCTCATTTGATCATGCAATATAATATGAGTCCTGATACATATCAGAGAAAGATATTCAATCAAGAAATAAACGTGAAGAAACTTCTAGAAGGTGAAGTTGATCTTAGTATGCTAACTAACACAACAGTTACACCGAATGGTGCATTGTTTAGAACAGACAAACAAGGATTCTTACCTGAACTTCTAGAAGAAATGTATGATCAAAGAGTTTTGTTCAAAAGAAAGATGATTCAATCACAACAAGAATTAGAAACGATTGATAAGAATGATACAGTCAAAAGACGAAGATGTGAATATGATATCGTGAAGTATAACAACAATCAAATGGTGAGAAAGATTTCACTTAACAGTTGTTATGGTGCTTTAGGTAATCAGTATTTCAGATACTTCAATCGTGAGATCGCTGAGGGTATTACTACATCAGGTCAGTTGAGTATTAAATGGGTAGAGAACGCTGTTAATCAGTATCTAAACAAATTACTTGAAACTGATACAGATTATGTAGTCGCGATTGATACTGATTCAATCTATGTCACATTCGAAGACTTAATGGAAAGAGTCAAACCAAAGAATCCTGTAGAGTTTCTAGATACAATCGCGAAAGAGAAAATAGAACCTATGATTAATGAATCGTATGAACAACTAGCTTCTTATACAAACGCTTATCAGAACAAAATGGAAATGGGTCGAGAAGTCATAGCAGACAAAGGTATATGGACAGCAAAGAAAAGATATATACTCAATGTTCATGATTCAGAAGGTGTAAGATTTAAATCACCGAAACTAAAAATGATGGGTATTGAGACAGCGAAGTCGTCAACACCAATGTGGTGTAGAAAGAAACTCGAAGAAGGTATTCGTACATTGATGAATGGTACAGAGAATGATGTGTGGGATTTTATTACTAACTCAAGAAATGAGTTCAATAAATTACCGATAGAAGAAATATCATTTCCTCGTGGTGTTCAAAATGTCAAGAAATATTACAACGCCGCTTCGATATATAACAAGGGAACTCCGATTCATGTACGTGGATCACTACTTTACAATAACTTTTTATATAAATACAATATAGACAAGAAATATCCTGTAATACAGAATGGAGAGAAAGTTAAATTTTGTTACATGAAATTACCTAATATTATGAATGAGAATGTGATATCATTTGTCTCAGCACTACCTAAAGAATTTGAACTTGAACCTTATATTGATTATGATACTCAATTTCAAAAGTCATTCGTTGAACCTTTAGGTGTAATATTAGATAAGATCGGGTGGACTACTGAACCAGTAAGTACACTTGATTCATTTTTTGGGTAGAAGTTAATTACCCAAAGGGGTAATTAATGTACGAATATAGAGTAAAAATTATCAAAGTGGTAGATGGTGATACAGTAGATGTTGATATCGATTTAGGATTCGGTGTAACTCTTACAGACGAGAGAGTTAGAATCATGGGTATCGACACACCAGAATCTAGAACTAGAGATAAAGTAGAAAAAGTTTTTGGTAAAGCAGCTAAACAAGCTTTACTAGATATGTTAGGAGAAACTTCAATACTGAAAACACAAATTAATAGAGATGGTGAAGACATGAAAGGTAAATTCGGAAGAATACTTGGTGACTTTATTGTTGATAGAAATGGTGAAGAATGTAGTGTAGTTCAAGCCTTAATGGAAGACGGTCATGCTGTAGGTTACTATGGTGGTTCAAAAGAAGAAGTTCAAGCGGCTCATATGGTTAATCGTAAAAAATTAATTGATGAAGGTGTTGTAGATATGTCTTATGAACAAGCCGGAATTCAATCAGATACTTGGGTTAACAATGAGGTTGACAGTACAGCATAAGCTGTTATAATAGATA